ATTGACACGACCGCTCTTATAGTATCTACTATAGGCGCTAATGGTGGAGGCGTTATTCCCCCACGACAACTCAGTGAGAGTCATCGTGATTTTGTAAGAAAGTGTTTGGATAGAATTTATGGATTGATGAGATTACACGGATTTGACCTAGAAGGATGTAAGCGAAAAGGAACTTACGATCATTGGGTTAATTGTGCAGAAATTTGTGGCGATGCTTTGAAGTATGTTAAGTGGAAAATTGCTGCTTTCTATGCCTCTAATATGATTTTTAAGAACATATTAGGAGAAGAAGAAAGACAAGAAGTACCACCTGCACCAGCAGGTTTGGAAAATTTTGATAACCCCAATATTTTGGTAGGCGGTAGAGGATACAAGTATTTACGTTTAATACAACGGACAGATTCACTTCTTTTTAGAAGTTTTAATCTCTCGGTTTTATACGCAAAGAAAGGTATGCCACGCCCTGACCAGGTTATGTTAGAGGTTATTGAGAGAAAGACATATGTAAAATTGACTACAAATATCCCTAACCCCGTAGATATTATGGCCTTACCTGTTGATTTAGATGCAGGTTTAGGTAACTTAAGCCATTTGTTAAAATTTGGTAATAGTGCACATAATGTAAATATTTCGACTGTCGTTAATAGAGCGAACTTCGTTCGTGAAATTAAGAGGACCGTGCAAGAAATATTTAAGGGAGAAACTTATACTGATGAAGATCGGTATGAGCCATTCTTCCCTTCTACTTCCGCCAACTATAAGTATAGTAGGGGAAAGGGAGGTGCAATTGGTGCAATTCTCTCGGATTTAACTCTTTTAGAGGGTTTAACGAGTAAGGAAGAATTGATTACCACTGAAGTGAGAGGTAAGACATGGCGTTCATTCATTGTGGAATTGAATGACGGTAAACTGCGAGAAAAGTTCGCCACGCTATATAATAGGATGTTAAAAAGATTAGTGACAGAAGAAGTCTACGCTGAGCTAGTGATATTACCAGAGTCTCTTAAGGGACGAGGAATATCGAAAGGCCCGTGGATTCATTATACTGTTTTGAAACCTTTGCAAAAAAAGTTGTGGTCTATTGTAAAAAAGACACGATGTTTTGAATTAATTGGAAAACCAGTTGATTCTTGGCATGTACAACAGCAAATGGGTGCAAAATTAGGTATTGATGAAAAATTTCTTTCTGTTGATTATTCTGATGCAACAAACGAAATGTATAGTTGGGTGAGTGAAGAAATAATGCATGAAATTGCTAAAGTCTTAGATTTAAATCTGGACGAAGAGCGTGCTTGTATTATGGGACTTACTCGGCATTTAATAGTAACAAGTATACAACCTGATTATTTCAGATCGGAACTTCACACAAGTGGTCCCGTGAAAACGAAATGGTCAGGCCAGCAAGAAAGAGGACAGTTGATGGGAGGAATTCTCTCATTTCCTATTCTCTGTATTGCTAATGCAGTATGCTGTCGATGGGCTAAGGAAATTGAAACAGGTAGAACTCAATTACTTAGATCATTACCATTATCAATTAATGGTGACGATGCTATTATTAGATGTGGACTGATGGGAAAGAAGGCATGGGAAATAATTTCTACTTACGCCGGTTTATCACCGAGTGTGGGTAAGGTATATTATTCTTCCTTTTTCCTTAATATTAATTCAACAACCTACAACTATCATTCAGATGGTTGGGAAGGGTACTTATTACCAGGTATGGTAAGTGATAGAAATCTTACTGGGAAACCAGTTAGAAGACTATTACACTACGAGTTAGTTAAGTATGTAAACTTAGGTTTACTTTATAATATTAAGAGATCTGGTACCGGAGCTAAAAACTCCGAGGATAAGTTCCAGATTACAGATGCCGATCAATTTTCAAGTATAGGTTCAAGAGCACGTGACCTAATTGCGAATTGTCCATCATTTTTGCAGGAAATCGTTATGACTGATTTCATTCATATGAACCAAGAAGCTTTGAAAAGATATAGCTTGCCATGGTTTATTCCAGAAGAACTTGGAGGACTTGGTTTACCTTGCATAGGTAAATGGAAACCTATAGATTTAGACTTGCGTATTGCAAGAAAAATTTATGAGAATCCATCACTTTTTAAAAAGGTGACCCGCCCAAGTATCGCTGAATGGAAGGTTTGGAAATATGCTACAGACAGAATGGAAAAATTTCCAGTTTCAACTGTCATTTCTAGTTATTATGGAGGGAGTAGATTATTGAGCATAAATAATATACTTAGTTTGTTTTGTGTAGAAGCGCTTTTTCGTAAGGATCTTACGGATCTAATGGACACAAGTCCTCAAGACGCAATGAAATTCTACTATAAACAACTATCCCGTCGTTGGCAGAAAGCCACGCATGATAAACAGGTGAAGATGCCTGAACCTTTTAATCCCAATAATTATCCAAAAATTTTAAATTTGAATACAATGGAGATTGCTGTTAGAGTTAATTTAGCCTAAAGCAAGATTCACCTATAGTGATAGATACCCCGATAACTTCAAAAATGAGTTATTTAAATCGTAACAAGTGTCAACAGAATTTACTGTTGGTGTTGCTTATGACGGCGGAATATTGATTATTATTTTGTTATGTGATGATATGAATTGTTGATGTATTGACACACTGTACTATTACCATTGCTCGAAAAGCATGGATGTACCTTAAGTGGATCTACCAAAACACAATTTCTTTCTAGTAACAAGATTTTAATATTAAATATTAGATTTCTTCTATTACTATGGGTCTTACAATACCC